AGAAAATATAATATATATAGTCGATTACCTGAATAAAACCTGTGGAACGGCATACAGGGCAACGAGCGAAAAAACACGGGCACTTATTAAGGCAAGGCTCAATGAAGGGTACACCCTGAAAGACTTTGAAACCGTCATTGACAAGAAAGCGGCGAAGTGGAAAGGCACGGAAATGGAGCAGTACCTCCGCCCCGAAACCTTATTCGGAACGAAATTCGAGGGCTACCTGAACGAGAAAACAAAAGAAAACAAAAAGGACAATTACAAAGTCGATAACTTCGAAGATTTATACGACCATTTAGAGGAGTAAAAATGTGAAAAGCATTTTACAGGACGAAAAACGCTGTTATATCTGCGGTAGCACTCAATGGCTAGAACGGCATCACGTAATGAACGGTTACGACCGAGGCAAAAGCGAAAAATACGGTTTGACCGTTTATCTTTGCCACTACTGCCACAACGAGCCGCCGAATGGTGTTCATTACAACCGAAAACTAAGCGATGCGCTTAAAAGAGTAGCACAGGAACGGTTCGACGAGGTACACGGCGAGGGAGCGTTTTTCAAAGAGTTTGGAAAGAACTACAAATAAAGCCATAAAACGGCGCAAAAACGGGAATAGCGCAAAAGTAGAGCAATTACGCACAACGGAGCGTAAAACCGAAAAACAACGGCAAAGACGGCGCAGAACCGCCGAAAAAGCAATAGAACAAAAAAGGAGTAGTAAAAAATGGAAAAATTTATTGCAAACGAAATCAGGGACATCCGAACATTGATTGGCAACGAGGTAGAAGAGGCGATACAATTTTGCTTATTTGACTTTGCGGAGGAAGTCGGCACGGCGGTAAAAAAAGCGGAAATGGACGGACTGCCGTTAGATGCAGACAGCCTTATCAGATTTATGGCTTATCGGCTTGCGTGGTACAATGTACCGTACAGTAAAGACCTTGCGGGCGAAGTACAGGAAAATCTCAAAAAGGAGCGAGTAAAATGAGAGAATCGTTTATCAGAATATTCATTGATAATTTTTATGTGCCAATCTGCCTGGTAGTTGCGGCTATCATAATCGGAATTATCGCGTATCTGATTATCAGGCGGAAAAGGGACGTGAACGAGCAAGACGGCTTAAAAAGTCGGTTACAGAACATTGACCGTAGAAACAGCGACATTGAGGACGAGTTGGAGCGACTGGAATTAAGAATCAAAAAGTTGGAGGGGAAAAATGACAATCGAAGATAAATTGAAAGTTGTATGTGTAGTATTATCGCTCCTTATCACGGTGCTGTATATTATACAGATTTCGAAGTTAGAAGAGGAAAAAGACAGAGCGAAGCAAGCGGAAGAACGGCTTGCCAAGTCGATTGAAGAGATTGAGGAATATATTGATGGAGAGATTGAGGAAGACAAGAACGACGATGCGGAAGATGCTCGAAGATATGGTATTAGAGGTTTTATTAGTAGCGAAACCTTAAACGCTCTTATAGAAGTGAGAAGTGATTGCGAGTCGAGAAAGGTTGAAGGGAAGTGTAAAACCTGCAAATATTATCATAGCATTAACTGTTATGAGCATAGAGCAACGGAAGAAATCGAAAAAAGGGGGTTGCTAAAATGAGCGAAAATATTAGCAAGCCCGCACTTATGGAGGCATTGGAAAACTACAAAAACGGTGTCGGACGGTGGTTTTCGCCGGAAGAGAAATTGCCGGAACTCGGTGAAAAGGTTGTCGTTGTAACGCAAACAATGCTTTTAATGAGTGCAGAATTTAAGGCGAGCCCCAAAAAGGCAATGCAATACTTATTCACGACATACGAGGGGGCATTTATTCCGGACGAAATCGTAATGTGGACGAGATTGCCGAAAATGTATAAAAAGGACAACGGCGATACGGTAACGGTGCAGATTAACTTACCAAAGAGAGAAGAATAGAGAGCGAATAATTGCGGCATTTTCTGTGAATTAGCGTTGCGCAATCTATAATACGATGCAAACCAGGGGCGGCTGGCTTGTAAATACAAATTAAAAAATAAAATCGAACAATAAAAAAATTATGTGAACTATGCGTAATAGAGCAATAACAATCATCCACCGAACCCAACCGCCCAGGGGGAGGGGGAAAAGGTGGTAAGAATGAAAGGGCAAATAACTATGTTCGAAGGGCAAAACCAATTCCGTATAGACAAGCCGATAAGGCTGATAGAGTTGTTTGCGGGGTATGGCAGTCAATCATTAGCGTTGAAATACCTCGGCGCAAATTACGAAAGTTGGAAAATCTGCGAGTGGGCGGTAAAAAGCATTAAAGCGTATAAAGACTTGCATTGTGGGGACGATAACACCGATTATTCCGCCGAACTCTCCGACCGTGAGTTGATAGACTACCTTACGCAAAAAGGCATTTCCGCCGATTATAACGCCCCTATGACGGAGCGGCAGGTGCGCAACCTCGGCGAAAAAAGGCGGAGAGAGATATACAATAACATCCAAGCAACGAAGAATCTAGTCAACATACAGCAAGCGCACGGCTCAGATTTCGAGATTGTCGAGCCGGAAAAATATACCTACATTATGACCTATTCCTTCCCCTGCCAGGACTTGTCCGTATGCGGACTAGGCAAGGGGATGGACAGGGGTGGGCAAACCCGTAGTGGGATGCTCTGGGAAGTTGAAAGAATCTTAGACGAGTTAGCAGCAGGGCAAGGGGCATTACCGCAAGTATTGCTTATGGAGAATGTTCCACCGGTTATCGGCGCAAAAAACATAGCGAACTTCTCAGAATGGCTGCATAAGTTGGAGAGCCTAGGCTATAAGTGTTTTTATAAGATTCTGAATTCTAAGAATTACGGCGTTCCGCAGAACAGGGACAGGTGCTTTATGGTGTCGATTCTAGGCGATTATTACTACACCTTTCCGGCAGAAAAACCACTAGAACGGAGACTGAAAGACATTCTTCAAAAGGAAGTGCCGGAGAAGTACTACCTATCATTGAAGGGAGAGGAAGATGTAGAGAAGAGGGAAGGGAAGTATAGCACGATTATAAGAGAGGAAGATAACGATACAATTCCCTGCGCTATTACTGCGAACGGCAACGAGAATTGGACGGGGAATTTCGGTCGCATTGACGGCGAAGTCTGGAATAGGGGGGGGGGTATGCGGAATGAATAAGAACAGAAAATTCATACAGGCACAAATGATTACTTCCCCGAACGGAGTGTCTCCCTGCGTAATTACGAAAGGCGATTCGTACATCGCATTAGAAGAGTTCGGACAATTGAGTGGGGGGCGATTCGATAAAATGAATGAGCAAAGCCGAAGAATCTACGATATTCAAGGGCTTGCCCCGACCTGCCACACCTGCGGAGGTGGCAACACTGAACCGAAGATAGCAGAGCCTATTATCTGCGCAAGCCGTGGCAGAAACCCGAATAACCCTTCCGACCGTACAGCGGGAACGCAAACACAACAAAGGCTAGAAGTGGGCGGGGACATCTCGAACACCCTAACCACCGTTACAAAAGACATCGTTGTCGAACCCGCAAAAAAATACTACCGAATCCGCAAACTAACACCGTTAGAGTGCTTCCGCTTAATGGGAGTGCGGGACGAAGATTATCAGAAGGTAGCGGCAAATCAAAGCGATTCGTCCTTATACCACTTGGCGGGAGATAGCATTGTTGTAGATGTTCTTATGGCGATTTTCGGGGAGATGTTATAACAAAAAAATTAAAAAAAGTTGTGAAAAACCGTTGACAACCCCTGTATATGTGGTATAATGGTAGTGTCGAAGGGGGTTAAACCCCTCGCAGGGAGGTAAAAAATGAAAAAAGAAAATAGCGAAAAAATCGAAAAACTATACGAAAAACTCCACGCAGATAACCTCGCGTATGATTGGTTGGAAGAGAACGGTTACCACCCCCTCGGAAGCCTTGGAGGAAGGTTTCTGCAAGTGAACGGGGAATACATCCGCATCCCTTCTTTCTACATTGCCGCAAGGCGAATCGTGGAGGGATTATTATGAGCAGCAAAAAGCGTGAAATGCAGGTTTTCGAAGTCGTCCGCAAGACGGCTTTGAGCCGCCTGTTAAAAGAGTGCGGCGTAAAAAAAGCGGAGGTAAAGGGGAATGAAAAGGTATAACTATTCGCACAAAGGTGTAGACGAGGAAAAGGTTATCTGCAAGAACGATGGAGAGATTGGTTACTGCAACGCGCTTGCTGTGAACGGGCTGTGCAAGTGTTGCGACACGCTCTGCGAGAACGCCGTGGCAGTTATCGCGACGAAAAACGGAATCACGAAGTATATCGCATTAGAGTGAGTAAGGAGTGTAAGCAATGACGGTAGAAGAAGCAAGAGAAGAATTGCGCACCGTGCGCAAGTTGAAAGCGAGGGAATCTGCCATAAGCCGGCAGATAGTCGACTTAAAAGAAGAACTATACCGTTTTCGCATAACTGATTATGAGCGGGAAAGGGTGTGTTCGAGCGGCGGCAAAGATAGGGCAACCGACCTTATAAGCAGAATTGACGAATTGGAGAGGAAGGCGCAAGAATGCCTATTAGACCTATTCTCCGAACGGTTTGCAACCGAGAAAAAAATCGCCGAACTTCCACACCCGCACAGTGAAGTGCTGACCCGCTATTATGTAGACGGACAACGGCAGGAGCGCATCGCCGTGGAAATGAATTACTCGTTCCCGCACGTCCGCCGCCTGTTGTCGGAAGGCGTGAAAAAATACGCAAAAATTGTGAAAAATGATACAAAATGATACAAAAAAAGTGATATAATAGTAGTGTGGAAGTTTACGGAGGGGCGGCGAAAGTCGTCCCCTTCCTGTATCAGAGGGGGAAAGAATGAGAGAATCCGAATACCGACGGTTGCGGAATAGCCTTGTCCACTTATGGGAATGGACGGAAAGCCAAGCAGGAGCGGCGGCAACGTACAGCCCCCGCAACGCCGAACGCCTGACGAATGAGGCGAACGGAATCTATCAATCAATCTGCGCCTTGGATGCGCATCAGAAGAAGAAAACCCCGAAAAGTTATTGAGTAAAGTTAAAAAAAGAGAAAGCACTCCAAAGGCGGGGTGCTTTTTCCACATTAAAAAGGAGGTGGCAGAAAATGCCGAAAAAGAGAGGGGGAAACAATAACCAGAATCTTATTCCGGTGAATCGCCTGTCTCCGGAAGAAGCGAAACGCCGTTCCAGTAACGGCGGAAAAAAGACGGCGGAAAACGCTAGAAAGCGGAAGGCTTTCAAAGAGTCGCTCGAACTCCTATTGACTATGACACTCCGAGAGGGAGAGAAAGTCGATATAGAGTCAATCAATTCGTTGGAGGGGCTTTCCGGCAAGGGCGGAGCAAGGAACATCACCGTGCAGGATGCGATTCTCGCGGCGCAGTTACAAAAGGCGTTGAAAGGCGACGTCCGCGCGTTTGAAAACATTGCGAAGATTATACAACCGACGGCGGATGCGTCAACATTGGCGGAGGCGGTCGGAACGAAGATTGAGTTTGCCGACCTGAGCGGAGGCAAGAGTGAGTAACGCTTATAAGATATCTTATAAGTTTAAACCGCTTTTTTCGCCGGAAACGCTGACTATCATTGAAGATTCCGGACGGTCTTCCGGCAAAACCACTACGGCGGAGATGGCAATGGTGGCGTATATGCGGGAATCGCCGCTCAACAACATTATGTATTGCCGAGCGGAGGCGGCAGACCTCAACAAGAACTATAACTCGTTGCTTGCGACTATACAAGATATGGGAGTCGATTCGGAGTTCAAATGGATTTCTTCGCCGTTCCGGATCTGGAATCGGCGCACCGGAGCAACGTGTTATTTCCTCGCCGTCAATGGCAAGGTGGAAGCGGACGTCAACGCAACGAAAGGTTTTGTGCCGCAACGGAGAAGTCTGAAAATGTTTGTAGTCGACGAGGCAAACGAAGTACGGTTCAGAACGCACCTTACAGCGGCAAAGACCACCGCCGAAAAATTCCTGCTCCCGGGGGCAAAAATCGTGTATGCCTGGAATCCGCCGCCAACGAAGAATCATTGGATTCACTCTTTCCGTGCGGAAGAACTCCGCAACGGAGCGACCCGCATTTACACGACGTGGCAGGACATCCGAGAGGTTTTGAAGCCGGCGACAATTTTAGAAATTGAGCGGATGCGGGACAATGACCCGCTTTTCTATCGTTATTGGTATCTCGGCGAAGTCGTCAATTTCTCGGGTATGGTTTACCCGCAATTCCGGCGGGAAAAGCACATTGTCAATTTCTTCGACTGGTTGGCGCACGGTGATGCGCCGGTGGAACTCTGCCTCGGGCTAGACGAAGGGACGGTCAACGACAGCACCTGCGTTACACCGCTTTGCATTATGCGGAGCGGGCGGGCAATCGTCCTAGACCTTTACGAATATTCGCCGACCGACAGAGCGAACAATCAGGACGGAGAGAGGGGAAGCCTTTCACCATCGGAGCAAGCACGGCGGTTGTGGCAGTGGCTCGGTGATTGCCTTGCGAAATTCCCGCAAGTGCAATGGCTGCCAAGACGGTGGATTTTCGAGTGCGCCGAGGGCGGGCAGATGCTACGGGCGCAATTCGCGGAAGATTACGGAGAGGAAACCGTGCTTGTGCAGAACAAGAGCATCTGGGGCGACGTGAAGCGGGTTCGGAATATGCTCTCAGAAGGGTTGCTTTTCTTCCATTGCGCGCCGAACGTGAACACGGAAACGCTCGTTTCCGACATTGAAAACTACGTCATTGACGACCGGACGAACGATATCAAAAAAGACCAACGAGAGGACAGCATCGACAGCCTGGAATACGCGACAAAACTCTACTTCGATATTCCGGTATAGGAGGTAATTATGGGACAACAACAATCCGCCGCACCGCGGAGCAACGCATTCAAAGTGTTTGCACCGTATTTTAAGGCGCGGTGGCAGAATATGCAAAACATTGTCACGGACAACGTGTTCTTTTCACAAATGCCGTGGCAATGGCAAGCCTATCAAAAGGCGTATGTGCAACAGTGGGCGGAATGGAGCAGAGGTTTCGTTTTGCAGTTGCACCGCCGAGATATGTTTTCCGTTGGGCTTGGGTACACAATTTGCGAGATTCTCACGAAGGAATGCATGAAAGGCGGTTTCCGGTTCGACGGGAAAGCCCCCGCCGCCGTGAAGTTTGCGAACGATTGGAAGACGGCGGTTGACCTCGAAGAAGGGGCGGCGAAAGGCTTTATGAACGCGAACCGCGTCGGGAACAACATCCTGCGGCTTAACCCGGTTATTGGGAGCGGACAAAAAGAGAGTTACCCGACCGAACACGGCGTGGACAGTTGCTTTTTTGAAATCGACCGCAAGGGCGAAATTGTTCGGGCAATCTTCCTCGATTACTTGGCGGCGGACACTATCGGCGGGCAAGACACGAGTTTTTACACAGTAGAAACGCGGCAGGTGTACAAAGGCGTAGGTTATCGCAAGGTTGAAGTTTTCCGCAATGGTGGGACGGTTACAGCCCCCGCTTTGCAGAAAGACGGGCTGAACAGCGTTAAATTTGAGCAGTTTGGCGAGAACCTGAAATCACGGTGGCTCGACCTTTACGGAGAAGAAATGCCGGGCGAGTGGTATGTGCTGCCATTCCGCCGTGGTTCTATCGGCTGTTACAATTGGAAGAACAAGGCGACCAGTGTAGCAATTAGCAATATGCCTGGGATGAGCGACAGCAGCATACACACGGCGTTAGATATTCTGTATTCGCTGGACTACAATTGGAGCAATGCCCAGTTAGACCAATATTGGAGCAGAACGAGAGTTATTGTCCCGAAGCAGTTCCGCCGTGGCGATGCAACCAAAACGTACGTCCACAACGGCAAGACCTACACCGAGGCATTGAGCCTGATAGAGGAAGCACCGCTCGAAGACGACGTTTACCTGGAAACGCCGCAAGGCTCTGTTCTGAGCGACAAGCCGAGCGAACCGAAGTTTATACAGCCCGATATGCGGGTCATAGAACACAAGGCATCGAGGGACGCCGACCTGGAATTGCTTGCTAGTAAGGTTGGGTTATCGTCCACGACGTTGGCAAACCACCTGTCGTACAATACGAGCAAGACCGCTACGGAAGTGAACGCCGAAACAGACACAACGGACGTTACCGTCGGAAACAAGCGGGGATATGCGGCAAACGCTATCGAAGAAATGATGCGGGACGTGCTTTATTTTTACGGTGTTGGCGGCGAAGTAACGGTTGCGTGGAATCAGAACGGCAACGAAAAGAAAGTGCGGGAAACCGTTTTGCAGGAAGTGGGAATGCACCTTATGCCGAGAAGAGAGGCATTGAAGAAGTTACACCCCGAATTGAGCGAGGCGGAAGTATCGCAGTGGCTGAAAGAGGTAGACGCGGAACAAGGCGAGGCGGACATTTTCGGCGAGAAATCGATTTTAGAGTAAGTTATGGAAGCGAAAGAACCGAAATACGGCGGAATTGTCGTGGCAGTACAGGAGATACAGATACGCCTGAAAAAAATGATAATCGACAGCGTTCGGCGGGGCGAGCCTGAAAGGGAAACGAAAGCACGGTGCAAGAAGTTTATTGACGACTACTGCGACACGCTTTGGAATGCCGAATACCGCGAGAGGAGCAGAGCGGCATTGTACCGCAGTTTTGCGAAGTGGTACAGGAAGACCGCCCGCATTTTTTGGGGGTTGCCGTTTGTCGTTTTGCTTGCGTACAAGAAAGTGCCGCGGGAAGTTATGGCAGAGGCGAGAATTAAAGCCGAACGACTTCCACGACCTGTCATTGTGGAGATGCAGGAAGAGTTACGCACCGCGCCTTTCTTAGAGTACGGCAAAGAATACGCCGATGCCGAGTATCAAAAGCGAATGAACGAAGCGTTCGGGAGATACGTTGACCGCCTGGCAGACAGTGAGGCGAAGTACGACCGCAACGTAAGTTTGCGCAACCTTGCCGAGATTGAAACACGGCGGCGGGAAATCGACGATATGATAGCCGACTTCCAAAGACGGGGCGTTCGTTTGGTGTGGGCCTCGTCCCACGCAGATGCGAGCGAGCGTTGTACGCCGTGGCAGGGGCGATTGTACAGCCTGGACGGCACGAGCGGTGTTATTAACGGAATACCGTTTATACCGTTGCAGACCGCCGTCAACGTGCGGGACAAATACGGGAATATCAACGGATTGTTCGGGTATAATTGTCGACACCATTTATCGGAGTACCGAGAAAACGAGCGTGCGCCTTATGAGTACACCGTTTCTGAAATGCGGAGGGAGCGGAAAATCGATGCACGGCAACGCGCTATGGAGCGGACGATACGGAAGTGGAAAACGCGCGGTTTTTGCGCCGAGAACAAAGACTTTGCAAGGGCGGCTTTTCTGCGGGCTAGACAGTGGGAGAAAGAATACGAGAAATACAGCCGAGAAAACGGACGAGCATTTTTCCCGAACCGCACGAGAGTGATGCGCAACGAGATTGCCTATTATAAGGCGATAAAGAAGTAATTTTTGTGGAGGGGCTATGGCAGAACCAAAATGGACGAAGAAAGGGTTTGAGTACGACCCAGAAGAAGAAAACAAACAGCGGGGAGTGTACAGGCTACCGTTTGCGCTTTGCAAGCAGGCGGGAATTATACCGGAGAAATGGTGGACGCCGCACGATGCCTGGGAGGCTTTGAAGAACGGCGGGTACGTAGAGAGCGTTTCCGAAGAATACAAGAAATACATTGAGCAGAAAAAGAAAGAAGCCGCCAAAGAACGCCGTGAAGAGAAGAAACAACGCGCGGCGCAGATTAAGCGGCAAATGGCGAACCCTGAACACGTGCCGGACAAAGTGGAACACCAAGAGGGGGCTATTGCCGGAGTAAAGCGGGGTGCGCCTATGTCGCACGAACAGGCGGACAGCGGGAACGTCAATCCGTTTTACGGGAAAATCGGAGAGGGCGAAACTAGACCGTACATTGGTTATCGGACGAATTGTCAAACCTGTGTTGCTGCCTACATTGCAAGGCGGCAGGGGTATGACGTGCGGGCATTGCCGAACCTGAACAACGAGAGTATGTACGAACTTTCGCACAGGGTAACGCTTGCTTATGACGACGTGCCGGAATACAAGACACGTTCGAAGTTTGAGCATTACGACGCCTTTATGAATGAGAACGTGAAAGAGGGGCGGATTTACGCTTTGCAGGTAACCTGGAAAGGTAGACGAACCGGACATATCGTGTGTGCAGAGAGGGTAGGCGGAAACGTCCGAATTTACGACCCGCAAACGAATATTACCTACGAGAAGAAGCATTTTCGGGACTTTTTCCGAAACACGGAATCCGAAAGGTTGTACGATTTGACGGACGCAAAAATGAACGAGAGTTTTTGCGACAAGGTTATGAAGAGGAGTGCGAAATGAAAAGTGTAAAAGAGCAATTAAAAGAAATGACCGACTTTGAGTATATGAGCGGGTATCGCAAGTTACCCGACTGGAAAGGTTATGAAGTCTATGAGCCTGTATACCCCGAAATGGTGTATGTCGGCTTGCCGTTCGTGTTCCTCGTAAAAGACGGGAAAGTGCGGGCGAGCGACCCGAAGGAAACTTTCGCTTACAGGGACTATCAGGACAAATTAAACGAAACGAAGCGGGAAAACCGTTTTGAATAAAAAGGAGGGAATCGCCGCTATGGCAATTTTCGGAAAAAAGAAGGAGGAAGAAAAGCAAATGTCTACTTTGGAAGAAGTCAAAAAGGCTTTCGAAGATTTGAGCGAAGACGATAAAAAGACTTTCGTGCAGTCTTTGAAAGACAGAGTGGACGAGAGCGTAGCCGCGCAGGAAGAAGAGCACGGCGACGAAGACAGTCAGACGGCGAAAGACCGTGTGGACGAAGCGGAGGGAGAAGCCGAGGAAGAAGCCGAAGAAAGGGGAAAAGAACCCGCTGAGGAAGAAACCGAGGATGAAGACGAAGGGGAAACCGAGGAAGAACCCGCCGAAGAGGAAGACCCGCTGAAAGAAATTGCGGCGCGGTTAAAAGTCCTCGAAGAAAAAATTGACGCAATGGGCAAACAAGAAGAAAAGCCCGAACGTGCGCCGGACGAAGTACAAGGGAAGTTAGAAGCCCTTTCTCGCCGGTACGGTAACTAAAACAGCCTAGGAGGGAAATATAAGATATGGCTATTAACAGTTATGAAAAAATCGCAAGAACCGTGTTGCAGGGCGCAGACCCTGTAACAGGCAAAGACGGGCGTTTGTACTTAGACGGTACTATGACCCCCGCAGTGTTGAGCGAGGCTATCGCCGAAGCGTTGTACGTCGGAGAAATTTTCCGTGACGGGCAGAGCGTTACGAAGAAATACACCGTCAACGCAAAAGTCGGTGATATGGTTCGTGTTCCGTTGGAAACCCCGTTCCCGTCCTCGTCCCGTACGTTGGCATTGGCTAACAGACCAGGCACCGAGGGTAACGGCGGTATTCTGAACAAGAACGCACCTATGCTCCCGTCCGACGACGAATTCGCCGTGTTTATGAACCAAGTCAACGACCAAATGATTTTGTTCCCCGAAATGAGCGAGAAATGGCTGCCCTTAAATGCGGTTGCTACTCGTTTGGCGGGTTACGCAAAAACCGTTATCGAAGACCGTTCCGCAAGCACGCTTGCTGAAATCATTGCTTACAACGTATACCGTGCGTTGGGCGGTGCGGACAACATCAACACCATCACGGTGGCAACGGAAGGCGCATACGGCGACCTTATGAACACGCTGAACACCAAACTGGACAACGGTGACGAAATCACGAATGCCCACTCTTACAGCACGGAAGGGCGTTGCATTATCGGCAGACCCTCGTTTGTAAACGGTATGCTGAACAGAAAGAGCGGCGTTATTCTGACCGGCTCTGATTTGGCACAATCGATGCTGAAAGAGTACAAGTTTGACACCGAAATGAAAGACCGTGATTATGTCGGCAATTCCTACAAAGGCGAGATTATGGGCTTTGCGGTGCAGTCGGCGGCAGACTACATCTGGACGTTGGCAGAAAAATACCTCGGCTTGCAGGCGGGCGCACTCGACCACGTTTTGGCAATCGCAGTGAGCGCAGAAGCAACGGCGGCATCCGATAATATCGACCTCGGCGTGAAATTGATTGACGCTAACGAAGTCCGCGGTCTGAAAGCACAACCGTTGAACTGTTGGGGGCACGAAGCGTTCCGTCTGTCTCAATTGATTGGCGACACTTCCCTGACGACCGACTCCTTGAAGTCGGCAGGTTTCGCAGAGGGCGAACGCAAATACCCCTGCCATCCGAGCGAACTCGAAAAGACCGACAAAATCTCCGTTCCGGTATACGACCTCAACGGCGCAATTGTCGGCTACCAAGTTCTCGCACAGGCTCCGGCTCCGAACGGCGGCAAAGTGCAGAGCGGCTATTGCACCGTGAAAGTTACGGTCCTGAACACCGATGGTTCTGTCGTCAAAGATGCGACCGTATCGGTAACGGCTCCGACCGGAGTTACCGTAACCAACAATGCGGACGGCTCTTATCAATTCAACGTCGACAACGGCGTGGCGGTAACGGCAAGCGTTTCCAAGAGTGGCTTTACTACGCAGTCTATTACCCTGTCCAAGAAAGACACGAAAGAGGCAAGCGTTGTGAAAGTCATTACTATGGCAGCGGCGGGCTAATGTCGAAAGGGCGGCGTAACTGTCGCCCTTTTTTATACCTTTATAGTTTTAGCGGGTGCAAGTCCCGCAAAGGGGCAATTTTATGTTAGAAATCGAAAACATTGTATCGCCGGAAGAAATGTATAACAATTACAATATCGACCTGGCAGAGGTTCTGCGCGTAAAGGGGCAGCCGAACAATACCACGGTTGTGCAGACCTATATCGCAGACAAACAGAACCTGATTTTCAGTTACATTGCAGGGCATAAATTCAACGGTTGGGGAGATATTCCGTTTCTATTGAGCGTTCCCGAATACTACCGTGCAATTAAAAAGGCGGTGCAACAGCAGATAGCGTACGAAATCGAAAGCGGGGTCGACCTTTCCAAAGCGAGCCGTGTGTACCTCGACAGCGACAAAATTATGACGATTGAAAAGGGCTTGCTCGAAGAGGAAATGATTGCCCGGGAAGCGAAATTCACGTTGCTGAACTGCGCGGGGCTTTTATACAGCGGGCAAGGGCGGTGCTATCTATGATTTACTCGATGTATCGATTAAGAGGGAAAATCAAAGACCCTGCGAGCGAAACGGCGTTTGATATACCCTACAAAGAGACGGAGTACAAGCGCACGTCTAGCGGAGAAGTGTTTGCCGGGCTAGACCTGCAAAAGACAACGTTCGCAATCGAAACGCCGTATCAGTTTCCCTGCAATGTGAAGCAGTGGCAATTCTTAGACGAGAATGGCGAACTGAAAGGGCGGGTGCAAGATATGACGGAAAAACCGTTTAATCTGTTGCAGACCTATAAGAGGGACAAAAGGTGGGTGCTTTTCATTGAGTAAAGAACCGCAAATGATAACGATGCTGAACCTTGCGGAGGACTGCGTGGCATACATAAAGAATATGCCGCAAAACTCGTGGGGCAGTAAAAAAATAGAAATGCGCAGGAAAGCGGGGGAAAGAATTACGCCCCACTCAATGCCGCTCCGCACCTCGATTTTTCCGTACAGAACGGGCAATATGCGGGAAAGCACAACGGCGCAGAGAGAAAGCGAAACCCGCTCGTATATCGTCGTCGGCGGCACAAAAGCACCGTATGCGCCCTATACGCAGTTTCCGTGGACGGACGGACGATTTGGCGGGAAACCGAACCCGAACGAGGGGTGGATGGAACGGCTCGTTAGACAACGGCTTGTTGACTTTATACAACAGAACTACCAACTCGGCAAAATAGACGACGAAAACAGGCTAAGGGAGTTTAAGACACTATGATTTTCAGAGAAATAGCGAACGAAATCAACCGAATTTTGGGCGCACGGTACGGAATCTACCTGAACGAGAACCTTTCTTCCAATTGGGGTATTCCGAGGGAAATAAGCCCCGAAATCGTGTTAGGAAGCCTTGTAGTAAATGACGGTTCTTTCCGCCCCATTGCACGGAGTAAAGGGTTCGAAGCGAGCGCAACGCTTTACATTTTCGCGCCCTGTAATACGGCAGATTTACTCGAAATCGAAGACGATCTGCAAAGGCTTATCTCCGTGAAAAACGGCAGAATAAACTATATGTCAACCGACAAGGACGGAAACGCCGTTGCAGAAGAATACACCTATTCGTGGAGTTTCGGCACTCCGAAACGGTACAGCGGGGTAGAAACTATCAACGGCGTGGAATACCTGCCTATGGACGTTTCGCTCAGCCTTGTTATCACGGACAGCCTTATTTTCGAGAATGACACGAAAACGTACGTGAGCAAAACGGCGTTCGAAACAAAAACAACGATTCAGCCGAGCGCACCATATATCTACAACCCGCCGATTCCGCTAGAACCCGCGCATAACGCCGTATATGACGGTTATTTAGGGCAACAGCCGTTGGAGTACTACAAACCTAAGGAAACGGAAAGCGAGCAAGGGCAGATGCAGCAAGGGCTTTATACGGCGAATTTAGAGGAATACAAACACTTTTTCTACACGGACGGAGCGTTTGATACCCTCGATTACACGAGATTCACGCAGTATGTAGATAAATTATGCGACTACATTAACGCTTGTGATATTTGGAACGACAACACGAAGGTATACTTTGAGCAGATGCAGGAATACGAACTTGCGGGTGCGTTGTCGTGGCAATTAAACGGTGTGCAGGGTGTGGCAGAATACAAAGACATTGACAAACAAAAAGCGCAGAGCCTACCGACAGGGGCGGCGGACAACCTCGTTTGCGACGGAATTTTAGTGCGGGACAACAACCTGAAAAACCTTTTCAAAGATTACAATGAGAACCCGCAACAAACCTATTACGTGTACCGTGTAACGAATTACGGCGTAAAGGTGGGTATTTATACGGAGCCGCACTATTGCTTTATGCAGAAACGCCAAAACGCCGGTACGAGAACACAATTTACCACTTACAGCGTGGTATTTACGGACACCCCCGAATGGTTCGGAGAAAACCTCAATGTTTGATTATTTGATTGCTGTTTTTTTGATATTTGTTCTCGTTTGCTTTGTTATGGAAATGAGGTGATGTTATGGCAGAAACAACCGTAAGAATAGAACTAGACGTTGCAACAGAATACCGCCCGATTAGAATGGCGGGGGGAAAGGGGGACACCCCCGAAGAGAAAACGGCGCAGGAAGCGAAGAAAGATGCGACCCTTTCCGACCTACCGTACGTAAAAAACGTTGTAGGGGCGGTAAACCAGGTAAAAAACCTAGGGAAAAGTATTGCCGACTTAGGAGACGGAATATCGATACAGGGAACGGCAGTGGGAGGAATAGGCATTGCTCTTGTGGCGGTGCAGTTAGCGAGAAAAGCCATCAGTATGGCGGAGAACATATACGACATTTTCGGCGGCTATGATATGTGGAAACAGAGAGCCGAGGCGCAGTACCTCCGCAACCGTAGCGGAAACGCATATTACCGCAGGGGGCAATAATGAGCATATATAAAGCGAGGTTTCGCACGAAAACGGAATACGGAGTGCCGCTTACAGAGTACACCGCTATCGACACGTGGGGGAACGATATTGTCGGTATACAGGACGGTGCAAACACGGTAAATCGATTTGACGAGGGGCTAGACACAGGCTCTTTCGCCTTTTACTCGTCCGACCCGACACCTATACCGAAATGGACAAAGACCCGAATTTGGGAGAATGAGAGCCTTACACCGTCAAACGATATGTGGGTCAAGTCCTGCACCGTGGACAAGGTCGTAATAGGGAATAAGAAACCATACTACAAAAAAACGGTGCAATTGATAGAATTAACCAACATTTTGCACAGTTTGCCGCTTCCGACCTTGTGTTTCAGTAAGAATATCGACGGAACAGCGAACTATACTATACGGAAGGCCTTACAGCGCATAATTAACCAATTATTCACTCCTTTATACACGCTCGAACAGCCTGGAACGGTTTTGAAAAACTACAAAAAGCAAGTCCCTGTTGCTATTGCCATTGACGAGAACATACAGGGGCTAGACGACGACTGTCCGGAAATATTCCTAACGGAATGTACGGCGTTCGACGCTTTTTTGCGGTTCGGGCAGATATTGAACGGTATGCCGAGGTTGCTAAACCGAAACAACCAAGGCTTCTACGTTCTCACTTTCGACAGGTGGGACAAAAGGGGAATTTCGCTCGACCTGAACACCGTAAATGGAACGTCTTATGCCGACAACAGTGAGATTGACGGCTTTTCCGATGCCGTCCAAAGTGATATTAAGAATATGCTGTTGGAGGACGAAGAGAACAACGCTCTGACCTACCCGTTTGCGGGGCAATTCAAAGGTGTAAATACCACTCAATACACAATGACCATTGAGGGGAACGACACAACGGAGACCTATTCGAACACGGAAAGTGGGTGCATTATAACGCTTCCGTTGCCGATTGCGAAACTTATTAAAGTAGAAGCAAAAGGGTATGCAAGAAATGAGACCGTAACGCCTGTCGACCAGGTTTTCCCGCTCGAAAGAAACATCAACGGCGGGTACGAATCGATTGTAGAGGACGAGGTTTGGCGCACGATTCCACCGTCCATAAGAACGTCTATCGGCGCGGGTATAGGGAATGAAACGACTTCCTCATATTCCTACTCCGGAAACGAATTGCGCATTGCGCCTTTGAAGTACATTTTGCAGATTCTGAACCAACAGACAGGTGTTCCTGTCGTTTCTCGTGGGTTGAGATTGCGCATAACTTACGTGCCGATTCAAAGCGCAAAAATGCGGGTAATAAGGGACAACCAGGAAAAACCGCTGCCTATAACGCAGATTGTAAACCAAAGCGCAAACATTGTAGCGGGCGAATCCTACAAAGACTACTTGCAGGGCCTTTCCGACCGTATGATAGGGGAGTACAAGGTTATCGAGGTTACGCAACCGAAAGGAGCACGTTTGCTTGCCGTGGGAGATATTCTCAACGGCGAGGTTGTAGTAGAGACAAACCGCAGATATTTTACGAGTTTCGTTATCACAACTGCAACGACCTCGAAGAAGTTTAACCGCCGTAGCCAATTCATAGATATCGCGCAGGAAATACGGCAATGGCAGATACCCGCAAGCGGGAAAACCTTTGAAAGGGACGTGCTGTACATTGACCGTGCGGAACTGCAATTAGGAAGTGCAATCGAAAACGCCGTAAACGAAAGCGGAATATCGTCCGTAGACGACCTGCTGAAAACGGAAAAAACCGCACCGAAACTTGCGTACATTGCGTGGAAACCGCAAATGCAGTTATCGGGGCTTCCTGGCAACGTAGATTTAGCAGAATGGCACGGAGTGTTTGACGGCGAGAAACCTATCGTAAACGGGCAATATTACGGTATGAGCGATTTTCCGTTGGCGGACTTTTCACGGCGCACAAGGCTTGCGGGGGCGGTCAAACTCGTTTTCAATGGTACTTATACACAATACGGCGAACTTAGGAAGGTTGAGATTGACGGCGAAACCGAATTGTGCAGAGGTTCTTTCACGGAAGAAGGTTACAGCACGCTATGGCGCATAATGGCGAAAATCGACACGGTAGACGGAACGCAAAAAATTAAAATTTACTACGTTTTGGACTACGACGGCACACCACCGTCAGTTACGGAAAGTTTGAGCCTTTACACCATTGAACAATATTATGTGGCAACGGAAGATAGCGATGCAGACGCGGACAGCAGAGACTATGCGCTTATGTCGTCAAACAACATTGCGTTGCGGAATAATATCGTGTGTTCGTGGGCTTGCCAAGACAACGCCGCCGTGGGGGTGAGAGGTTATCACTATGCCGACGGCAAAACCGCACTTTACAGCGCATCACGGCAAACGTATATTGCATACAATGAAAAGGCAAAGATTTTGCGGTTTAAGTTAGGGCGAACCGCCCCGACGGACTATGTGTTCGACGATACCTACACAAAGACGGGCGCAGAAGACAAGGCATCGAACCAAACCTTTGATTTTACGTTCCCAATGAGCAAAAAGGCGCAGTTTGAGGGGCTTTCCGCCGCAAATACGGCAGTGGACTTTGCGACAAACAGATTTTTCTTCATTGAGAAAGATTTGCGGGAACAAATACGGGTATTCTATCAGATACTCGTAGTGGGGAAAGGCGACACAATCGTTTCGGACGCAATGGCGAAAAACTCGGGCTTATGCGTTGCGGCAGACAACTCCTTGCGGCTTTACGTGAACGCAGACAGCGCATACACCGAGAGAGACCGCAAAGCGAAGGGAACATTACTTGCAGATTTAACTTACACTCCGTCTTTGGGGTATTCTAGCGAAGGTTTGACGGCGCAAATGAAATTCTACACGTACGGTTACCCGACCCTTGAGGCGGCACAGGCGGCGGCGCAAGCGTTGCCGAAACTCTACAACAACGTTGCGATTGCGGACGGAAACGGCGTGCTTTACATTGCCAAGAACGGCGAAATGTCAATGACGACTGCCGCAGAGTACGTCTCGGAGGGGAATTATGCCGCAGGCTATAAAATAACCATAGGCGCGAACCTTACGCCGAACTATATGCAACCAATGTAGCGAGGGGGCGGGAAACCGCCTCTTTCGCCGCATAAAAATAAAAAAGGGGGAAACCATATGATTGTTAGTTTTGACAAGACAAACGGCGCGGTAGAGATAATTAAAAACCCGCCCGTCTACCAAGGGAGTGTGTTGGTAGACAGACTAACCGTTTGGAGCGACTTCGAAATGGGCGAACTTCCGTTTGCGGTGTTTGCCTACCAGTCGAACGAGAAAATCGTGAACATTACACAAGCCGTGCCGCTCGTGAAAGAGCCGCGCATTGCTTTGGACGGTTCGACCGTTGAGGGAATGTACCAGTGGACGACCACGTTACCAAACGAGGTTTTAACGCACGTCGGCACTATTTTTTGCACGATTCTTTCGAAGATTCCGCTAAACGCTATTGTGGACACGCAAACCACGGTAAACGAAAGCACAGGCGTTAGCACGACGGTTACAACCATTACTCCGTTGAAGAGCGGGGACAAAATCAGGTACAAACTCGGCACGAGCGGAATTTTCACGTTCGAAATTACGGACAGTTTAGTCGACGGAGAAAGCCCCGACTTTTTAAGCCTAGAATCGACCGTTGCGGACGCTTTACAGGCGCAGATTACCGCCTTAGACGATAAAGTGGCAACGCTGGACAATAGCGTGAAAACAGGCTATATCGATATTGCGGGCCAAAATGAGTTTGTACAATCGTATGTTCCCACAAAAACGATGCAAGCGACCCCGAAAGGGTACGTCGATGCAAAGGTTGCCGACCGAGTACAAAAAGCGGCGGCAGAGCAACTCTCCGCTTACACGGTAGAGGGCAATACACAGTCCACCGTGATTATCACGACCGCGCCGACCGCAGGGGCGATTGCAAGGTATTCCGAGAGCGGGACTTTGAAGTCTAACAACGGCACGGAAGATACGGACGTTGCGACCGTGAAACAACTCAATGATGCCGTGGCAGGGGTTGTATCGTCCGACACGTTCCCGCAAGCCGTGAGCGAAGTTATCGATATCGGGACGACCGAAACAGGGGCGGCAGGAACGAATGCGGAAGTACAAAAGACTTTCGATGCGGGTAAGGTAATACTGAACTTTACGATTCCGAAAGGCGCAGACGGCGTTATCGGGAAAGACGGTGCGACCTACACCCCCGAAGTTTCGGCGGAGGGCGTTATCTCGTGGACGAACAACGCAGGGTTGCAGAACCCCGACAGTGTGAACATTAAAGGTCCGAAAGGCGACGCAGGAGCGAACGGAGCGCAAGGCGCAAAGGGCGACACCGGAGCGACCTACACCCCGAATATGGCAGCGGACGGTACGTTATCGTGGACGAACAATGGAGACCTGCCGAACCCGCAAAGCATCAACTTAAAAGGTGCAAAAGGCGACAAGGGCGAACCAGGCGCAAAAGGGGCAACAGGGGCGCAGGGCGCAACCTTTACTCCGTCGGTAAATAACGGCTTTCTTTCGTGGACGAACGATGCCGGACTAGACAACCCCCCGAGGGTATACATTAAGGGCGAAAACGGCGCACCAGGAACTCCTGGCACGGACGGTGCGGCAGGCGCAACTTTCACTCCGAGCGTAGACAACGAAGGCAATCTTTCGTGGACGAACGACAAGGGGCTTGCGAACCCTGCAACAAGAAACATCAAAGGACCGCAGGGCAATACAGGCGCAACAGGGGCGAAAGGCGAACAAGGCGAGAAGGGCGCAACAGGGGCGAAAGGCGACAACGGAACGACCTTTACACCGAGTGTATCCGCAGATGGAATTCTTTCGTGGACAAATAACGGGAATCTTCCGAACCCTGCAAGCAGGAATATCAGAGGCCCGCAAGGTCCGCAAGGGGTACAAGGTATTCAGGGACAAAAAGGGGAAAAGGGCGAAAACGGCTCGTCTTTCGAAGTTACGGGAAGTGTAGCACAAGAGAATGATTTGCCGCCCGTATCTTCCGTGAGCGTTGGGACGGCTTATTATGTAGGCACTTCCACGCCGAGGGATGTATACGCCGCTGTCTACGAAAACAGCGTTTTGAAGTGGCAGAACCAAGGCCCGCTGCAAGGCCCGCAAGGCCCGCAAGGTATCCAGGGTATACAAGGCCCGACAGGGGCGCAGGGCGACCCAGGGGCGCAGGGAGAAAAAGGGGACAATGGCGCAACATTTATTCCGAGCGTGGACGAAAGCGGCAATTTGTCGTGGACGAACGATTCCGGTTTACAGAACCCCGAGACCGTGAATATTAAAGGCCCGAAGGGCGACCAAGGCGCAACAGGTGCTCCAGGGGCAACAGGTGCTACTGGGGCAACAGGCGCGGCAGGGAAAGACGGTGCAGTATTTACTCCGGCAGTATCGGAAGCGGGGGTTATCTCCTGGACGAATAATGGCGGTTTAACGAACCCCACCGCACGGAGCATTAAAGGTCCGAAAGGCGACACCGGAGAACAAGGCCCGCAAGGCTTACAAGGTCCGAAAGGCGACCAAGGCGAACCCGGCAAAAACGGCACGAACGGCGCGGACGGAAAGGCGGCTACCGTGGCAGTGGGAACGACCACGACCGGAGCGGCAGGAACGAGTGCGAGCGTGTCGAACAGCGGAACGCAAAATGCGGCGATTCTCAACTTCACGATTCCGCAAGGCGCAAAGGGAGAGAAAGGCGATAAAGGGAAAGACGGCACGAACGGCGTTACTCCGGTTATCTCGGCAAACGCAAGCGTGGACGCAAACACCGGAACTCCGAGTGTCACCGTTACCAAGAGCGGAACGACCGCTGCACCGACTTTTACTTTCGCTTTTAAGAATCTCAAAGGCGCAAAGGGAGACCAAGGCCCGAAGGGCGACCAAGGAGTGCAGGGCGAAAAAGGGGCTACCGGCTCTGCCGGGGCAAACGGCGTGAGCGTTACGGCAATCTCGATTGTCGCCGTGTGAGGTGCTTATGGCGGCTAAAACTTATAAATTCAGAACCACTTTCAGCGACGGGACAACGAAAGATATTCAGTTTGTGATACCCGACAAACCAGGCGGTTACAACCTGAACTACACGCTGAACGGCGTTACCAAGAGTGCGGGAAGAATACTCGTTAACGGTGTGGAAAACCGCTACAAGGTGGTTGCTACATTGAGCAATGGGAAGACCTTAGAGGCGGCAGACCGAATCGTAACTCCAATTGCATATATTACGTACCGAACCGGAACGTTACCAACCGGAGTAAAGAGCATTACCGCATACGACTACGAGGTTGGCGAAGAAGATATCTTCGCAGATGGAGCGCAAGTACCGTACGGAACATTGATTGACTTTTACGGCGAACCGGAAGAGGGGTACAACCCCCCGACTTTCAATGATACTCCGGTAGAAGCGACACAAGACGTAACCGGTGCGAACTATGTAGTGGCAGGAAGCCTTGCCAAGAAGTGGCAGACCGTGTGGACGGGTTCTATCAGCACCCGAAACGGCGGCGGCACAATCAATCAAAGCAGCCTTTCCGGCGTGAACTTTTCCCGCCCGACAAAAATCTCCGGCGTTGCAAAAATCAACTTCGGGAACGCCGACATCTCAATGCCGTTTACCTCCGTTCTTATCGGAACAACCGTTACCACGATTGCAACCTATCATAACGAAGAAGGAGACCCATATTCTGGTTACTATGTGGTTGAGGACGGCAACGCAACGGCACAGATTGACGCGACCTATAAAACATTTGTTACTTTCGTCGTGACCTGTTCCGCTACGGCATATTATGACGGGCAGGAAATTGGAACGAGCGGAACACCGAAAGCGGTAACATTAACGAAAGTAGAACAATACTTTTAAGGAGTAGATATGGACATTTTGAATCTGATAAAAGAACGGGAAAAATTGACCGTTACGAACGGCAGAATCCTTGTTATGCCGACCGACCAACGGAATTTTAAGACATTCCCTATCGTGGACGAAGACAAGGGCATTTTCGTAGATTTAGAGACCTACCTTGCCCTGAGAACGCATTATCTTATGTTTACGCCCGACTTATGCGGCGTGGAGGAATACACCCCCGAGGAGGAATCAACAAATGCCAATTGAAAAGATTCTAAGGCTGAAAAACGAGTTTGCGGAGGGTAAAATCGACGGAAGAGGCGTTGCCGCATCGATTCTCTATGAACTCGCAAGAGAAGAGGAAGAGACAAGCAGCATCTATGCGATTGCATTAAGCACGCTTATGGACATTTTTAAGGGGCAGATTGACTACCCCGAAACTTTCGAAGCCGAATTTCGGGAGATTATAGGGGACGAAAGCAACCATTGTACGAGATTCAAAGCAATGGCGAATGAGATTTTGGGGGTAAACGAACCGAATGATTAAGGCGACATTAAGAGTGGGCGCAACACAGGCGGCAATCACTCCGAACGAACTGAAACTGGCGGAAAACGATTTTGTCGAGGTTTCCCTCGATACTCCGTATTCTTCCGAACTCGTCCTGCACCTGAACGAACACGTTTACCGTTTCAACGAGTACGGGGCGGTAATTGTGCCTTTTTCCGACTTTAAGGAAGGCACGCAGGTTTGTAGGGTTGTTTCCGCAAACGGCAGAGAATGGCTCGTGAAGGGCTTATTTATGCAGAAAATGCGGGTGGACGATATTCAAATGGCAAAAATACAGCAGGAGGCGGAATTTTATCGCATTTACTGCCTGGAATTGCGCAAGAGGGTAGAAACGCTCGAAGCGAACGAGGCGAAAATCGTGCAACAGCAAAAAGACATTGTAGAGGCGTACAACGCTATGCAAAAACGCATCGAAGACATTTTTAAGGAATTGAACTCATAAGGGGGAAACAATTATGGAATTATCGGCTACATGGGAACAGATTTGGGCGACTATCTCGCCGTATCTCAACGTAACAACGATTAGCACGGCGGTTGCGTTT